CTATAATTTATCTAACTTACTAACCATGTCACGTTTCATATTTCTTGTGACGTGCAAATAAATTCGTTCAGTGATATCAGATGATTCGTGACCTACGCGGTCTTTTATCACATTTAAAGGCACTCCTAATTCTGCCAGTTTTGAAACGTGCGTGTGGCGGAATATGTGAGTAGTTAAATGTTTGGTCATTTCTAACTTCGCTTGTCGCGTTTGCAATTTATGAGTCAGATTACCAGGGTCAGGTGTTTTCTGATTGCTATTTACAAATAAAAAATCTACTTTAGACAATTTGCACGCTTGATGATAGATTTCCACAGCTTTTGGTGGCAAGTCTACATCTCGCTTGCTAGATTTCGTCTTTGTGCGTTCTTTACGTTTTTTACTTACTGGACTGTATGTTCCAGTCACCGATACGTATGCACGATCTGATGTAATGTGGACATCAGATTTTCTCAAAGCTAATACTTCGCCAATACGCATTCCAGTGTAGTATTGCCACTGAAATAATAATTTAAATCGCTTATTATTATTAAACGCAGCAATTACTTTTTCGTATTCGTCATCTTCTAAAAATTTTTCTTCTATATTATCGTCGTTTTCTTTCTTACGTTCAAATTTGATTTTATACGTATCTATTTCGTCCATATAGCCTTTCTGTATACAGTATCGTATAAATTTTCTAATTCTATATTTGTGACCGTCTACCGTTCCATTAGATAGGTTATCTGTGTAGGCTAATTCGTGTAATAAATTACTCCAATCAGTAATTGTCAATCTAGTAACCAACGTATCAGACGCGAAATATTTAACAATTTTATCTTTTGTCTGTAACGCTGATAAGTAAGTCGTATCTTCCACTTGCTTCTCATAAACAGCTAGCCACTCATCCAAAGCGATAAATAAATTCATGTCCACAATAGATAATTTCTGTTCATTCAACTTTTTGGCTATCTTTTCTTCCAAGATTAGCTTGGCTTTCTTTTGTGTTTCGCGTGTTTTGTTGTCGAATGTGACTGACACACGTTTTTGCTTGCCACTACGGTAATCTTCGTAGCGTTCGACGTATTTGTATTTACCAGTTGCAGTTGGTTCTATCCACATATTTTATCCACACTCCTTTAGATATGATATAATAGTCATGAGAGGTGATTATCATGATTTCGATTTTAATAATTTTGAATTTAATTTTAATAATTTTGAATTTAACGCTACTAATCTGTAATTGTTGCGCTAGCCGTGGTAATGGTGGCGGTGTTAAAGGAAAAGTACCTAAGAATCGTCCAGTACCTCGACCGTAGATTTCTTGTATTAATTTATATGGCTTTGTGCTATAATTAGGTAAATAAAAATAAACATGGCAAATAAAACATTCCATAAGCGTTTATTTTTATGTTTAATTGGCTTGACCACGCATTCTGTAGGAGGGGTGCGTGGTTGTTTTTTGTTTATTAATGACTAACTGTTAAATCAAATGTGGCTATTTTTTCCGAACTTCCAGACGGTGTATAATCTAATTCAATATGATTTATTTGTGTTCCATCTGTTTCTGTTTTAAAGAATATTTTTGTTTTTCCGGTTCTTCCCTTTGGTATTGCATCTTGACCATCTTGTTGGTTGACTCTTTCTAATGATTTTCCGTTATCTGAATAAGCTTGGAAGTCGTAAGATGACGGTAAGAAATTTTCCGGAAAATCTACATTAGTGTATTCTATTTCTATTGCAATCATTTTTGTGGTATCGTAATCATCTAAACCTATCATGTGTTCTGGAAAAGCCGCTTGGTTAGTAGTTGCATTGGTAATTTTAATTTCAGCTACTTTTTTATTTCCATTTCCTAATTCCAAAGTTTCGTTTAATTTAAATTTGCCAGAATTAGTACTAGTATCCTTGCTAGATGATTCAGTTTGTTTTCCACTAGTTGATGAAGTGGTTTCACCTTTTAAAGCAGCATTTTCTTTTTTTAAACTTTCTATGGTACTTTCCAACTCTTTGATTTTTTGATCATCATTGTTCCCACAAGCTGCTAGCATAATTGACGTTGAAAACAGCAACCCTAATGTTAAAATTTTCTTCTTCATAAAATCCACTCCCTGTGATATAATTTATTTACATATGAATATATCGGCTAGGGAGTGGAAACATTTCCTAGCTATTTTTTATAAAACAACCACACCGACGACTGAAAAATCATCGTATTCATTGATTTTGATGTCGTCGTATTTTTTATTTAACGATACTAAACGATTGCCCATTATCTTTTTAACATACGTTTCATTATTTAGCGTACAGACGATTATTTGACCGTCGCGTACTTCGTGAGTTTTTCTGATAAATATTATTTGATTATCTTCAAATAATGGTTGCATTGAGTCGCCGTTTACACGAACGACATAATCATGATTAGGTATCTGACCAGTATATTCGATTTCTTCTTTAAAATTATCATCTTGCCATTCGCCAGTACCGGCGGATACGACTGCATCTAGGTTAAGTGTGGTTGGGAATGGAACGACGTTGTCGGAAATAGTATTTTGTTCGTCAAGTTTAGATTTGGCGAAATCGATAACCTTTAACTTACTATCTTTAGTGAGTTTTTCAAAATAAAAATATAAATCCTTATTAAGATTTTCTTTTTCAGATAGTAGTAGCATATCTTCGGCTCTCATATTTAACTCATCCGCTATTCTTATTACATTTTCTACTTTGGCGTTTAATAACCCTCTTTCTAAAATTGACCTTACCGTTGTATAAGGTATATTTATTTTTTCGGAAAATGCTTTAACGTTTTGATATTTTTCTTCTATTATTCTCTTTAACACTTCTTCGTTCGTCATTAGTAACACCTCCTTACATCGTTATTATACCATGCGAAAAATCGTATATCAACAAAAAACAAACAAAAAAATGCGAATTTTCGTGTTGACAAGATACGAATTTTCGTATAATATAAAAGTGTGGACGAGATAAACGTCCTAAAAAAATATCGCCCAATACGAAAATTCGTATTTAGAAAGGAGGTAAAGACTTATGCTTAAAAATTTGGAAGAAGCAAGAATTAAAAAGAATATAGCTCTTGTTGATATCGCCGACGCTTTGGGTATTCGTTATCAAACAGTCAGAGATAAAATCGACGGAATATACGATTTCAAATTCGGAGAAGCATTGATTGTTCAAGAAAAATTTTTCCCAGAATATGACATTAAATTTTTGTTTGAACGTTCCGACGAATTGCAGACAGTCTGATGATTAACAAAAACCACAAGGAGGAAATCATGAACGAACTTTCAACTGACCTCAATGTAATAACTGCTGAAATTAACTCTTTTAAACAAATTGCCGGTCAATCGATTTGGGAAATTGGTAGACGGTTGAATTATGTTAAAGAACACGATTTAGCGCACGGTGAGTTTATGAAGTGGTTAAATTCAATTGGCTTTGAACAAACAGAGGCAAACAGATTTATGAAAGTTGCTAATGAATTACCAAATTCAGCAACGTTGCATAATTTAGGTAGCACTGCACTTTATCTAATAGCCACACTCCCAGAAGAAGAACGTGAGAAAGAGCACACGACTTCCAATGGCGAAACGAAAACGGTCGATGAAATGACCGTCCGTGAGTTGCAAGAACTCAAAAAACAACTCAAAGAAAAAGACAAACAAATCAAGAATCTATCTAATGTAGCAAGTGATTTAGATGAAAAGTTATCGCAAGAGCGACTAAACAGGAAAGAAAAGATTGTTGAGAAAGTCATTGAGAAAATTCCAGATGATTACGAGCAACTGAAATCATCAGACAATGACAAGACAATCAAAATCAATGATTTAACTCGTGAAAATGACTTGCTTAAACAGAAAATCAAACGTCGGAATGATATTGAGTTAGCAGAAGAGAAGCAAGCATTGCTACAAGAAAAACAGTTAGAGCGTATTCAACGTGAAGCTGATATCGATGTCTATAAATTGATAATAAACATCAATAAGTTTGTAGAAGCACAAGCGAATTACCAAAACGATAATCAAATCATTTCAACGGCTACAAAAGATGCAAAGGACAAGCTGTTAAAAGCGATTGAACGAACTGAAAAAATGTTTAATCAAATGAAAAAAGAAATAGGAGGAGAAGTGACATGGATAATCAATTAGCAGAAAAGGAACGTACAACAGGAATCGCATTGATTCATACGTTGCAAACACAACAAAACCAAGGTCAAGCTTTAATTCAAGCACTGGAAAAAGTCTACGAAATCGAAGATAAAATGTCCGATTTTGAAAGCAAACTAGATGAGGCTAGAGCATTAGTAAACGACGCAACCAATCAAATCACGATCAATTATGAAGAACAAAAGGAAGTGCAATCAATCGTCGCTAAAATAGCACAAGACGCAACGAAAGAACATGAGAAGAAACTGGATACTAAATTCAGCGATAACTTATTCAAAGCGTGGAAAGGTCGCTTCATTAATCTTGTATATAAATATATCAAACGACGCATGAATGTAGTCAGATATACAGCGGTTAAGCGTATCGATTACCACGAATTTAAAATGTACCTAGACACGTTGAGTTACTACGTATTTACGGAAAACGAATTAAAACCAACACCTGGTATTTTGAATGTGATGAAATTGGAAAAAGGAGACGAATGATAATGAATAAAAAAGATGAAGCAATCAAAAACATCAGAGAGTTACTTGAGGCATATGAAAATGAATCAGCAATATTCGAAGTGGTAACTGATAAATATGTTAGCTTATACGAATTTATCGGAGATTCAACGCTGATAGCTACAGGCGAAGGCTATCCATTCTATTTTGATGGAAAACATATTATTCAATTCTTTACCGATAACAAAGTAATTCAAACAGAATTTGAAGATGGAAAAATTGGTGAATATGACTTAATGATTGAAAAGCGAAAAAGTGAATTATCAGAAATCATTGATTGGTTAGAAGTGTTGGTAAATTTAGAAAATGGTGATACCGATGTTAATGAAGAAATCTGAATTTCTCAAACGTTACGGCCCACGTGATACGCCGATGAGTCCGATGACCTACCACAGGAGAATGAAAGAATTAAAGGAAACACCATTTTTCTCAGACGCTTATCAGGAAGTAACCAGCAATGAAGTCTACATCGATACCGATATGTACGACGAATACATTCGTTGGCGGTCGCATAATCGTAGGAAAGGAACACGATATATCGAACCTTTGGAATGGTTGAAAGGGGTAAGGCAATGAATAGGCTAAAAGAATTAAGAAAAGAAAAAGGGGTGTCATTAGCCAAATTAGGCGAAGAATTAGGAATGCTCACTAGCCAACTATCGTATTACGAAAATGAAAAAAGACAACCGCGCGATATGGAAGTGTGGGAAAGATTAGCTGATTACTTTGATGTAATACCAGAGTACTTGCTAGGCTACACGACAATACGTACGAAAGAAGAACGAGAGATGTGTGAAAGATGTGTAGAATATTGGCGATGGAGGGAGAAAAGGTAATGAAAAAAGGAAGTATCTATACATTAAGAATCATTCTATTTGGGTGGATGATGTTCGGACTGGGATTACTTAGTAGCGGACACTTCGGCGGTAAATTAGCCATCGGATTTACTTTGGCATCCGTGGCGCTATTGATTGGATATGACACGGCGTTTGATAAATATTTGAAAGGAAGATAAGTGATGAAAAAATACAGCAACGACTCCAGAACAGTAAATTTGACTGTCTACGATAAAATCGCAATTGTAGATTTTAACGAACGAGGTGTATCAGGACATATCGCATTTGATAAATATCTTCTTGATAAATACGCCGAAGATTATATCAAGGAACATTTCGAGATGTCTGAAAAGGATGGATGGATCAGGAGGATAGAGAACGATGAGACAGTTTGATTTTAAAGCAGCGAATGAATGGCTATTGGCAAACTGGGATGCAATCAAAGCTAGCCAGTATATAGACTACATTAAACTCTGCATTGAAAAAGAAAATGCCACTGACGGCAATCAGTGACAAAAATAAATATTAAACAAGTTAATTATACCACGAAAGGGGCAAAAAATGAAATGACACCAGAGCAAGAATGGATTGACCGTAATTTGCAACCACCAGAAGAAAAAGTGATAGATGTGGAACGAGAACCAGTAGATAAATCGGTTATTTCAGATTATCCAATTTGTAAAGGCGATAAGGTGATTGTCACTGAATTTGGATACAAAGCATTTCCTGATGAAGTCGACGCATTAATTGGCGAACAATTAGAGATGTATTCAAAAGACGAATTGATAGACGTTTTAGAAGCGTTCTCTGGCGACGGAATAATGATTTATCTGAAAGGCAAAATCATTAAATATATAAATCTTTTTAAGCAACAAGGAAGAGATGAAGAAATCATGGAAATACTAAGATTTGAAGAAAGGGTGATTGACTAATGGAAGAAGAAAAGAAATTAGATGTAGCAGAGATGACGTTTTATGAACGGTTAGTTAAAACGCAAATTGAAGTGAAGGCGCCGAAGAGTCAATATAATTCGTTTGGTAAATATCACTATCGATCAGCGGACGATATTTATCAAGCAGCCAAGCCGATAAACGAAAAATACGGCTTGTACCTAACTTTAACTGATGAACCATTCGAAATAGGCGGAAGAGTCTATATTAAAGCAATCGCAAAAATCGTCGATTGTTTTAATCCGTCAAATTCAATATACGTAACAGCTTATGCACGAGAAGCAGAAATAAAGAAAGGCATGGACGATAGCCAAATTACCGGCGGTGCGTCATCTTACGCGAGAAAATACGCATTAAACGGTCTTTATTTACTAGATGATACAAAAGACGCAGATACAGAAGAGTTTAAACAACAAGTTGATAGCGCGAAAGCTAAGATAATTGACGAAACAAAAGTAAAAGCATTGAAACAGAAAGTCGAAAATCTAGCTAAATTTATTTCAGAAAAAACCGGAGATGAACAATCATTTGATAAAATCTACAGCTATTTATCTGACCATAAATTCATGAAAGTTATTCCGATTGAAAAATTAGATACGGAACAATACGTGACAATCAACCGATTTGCTGACGAATTAAAAAAACGATATGAGAAACAAAAGTAAATGGAATACTCAGGAAAGATTATAAAATTAGATAACAGAAGAATAGTTATCGACACAAACGAAGATATCAATATTGAACGACTCAAAACATTGTATTTTGGATATCAAGGTCACATGAATGTAGAAGTGACAATCAGTGACCCTAGAAAATTCAGCAAACAACAACGACTATTTTATTACGCAGTGCTAGGCGATATCTATCGCTACACAGGCGAATCAGTAGAGATACTTGATGAGTTTTTCAAAAATCGTTATACCGTGCTAACAGGCGCAAGTATCAGCCTATCCAATCATTCGCAAGCGACGATGGAAGAAGTCGGTAAGTTATGCGATATCGTGATTGCGTTCGTGCTAGAGTGGAATATCCCGTTTAAAAACGGTTATGAAATTCCACCACAAAACACAGAGTGGTTTTTATACAAATGTTTAACAGAAAGAAAATGCTGCTTGTGTGGCAAGAAAGCAGATATCCATCACGCGACGCATTTAGTCGGTATGGGAAACGACAGAAAAAAGCACGACCACATTAATAGCTCGTTTATGGCGTTATGCAGAGAACATCACATTTTAATTCATAACATAGGGCTAAGCGAATTCATGAAAAGATACAATGTTTTTCCTGTTAAGTTAAATAACGAAACAATCAAAAGATTGAATATATAAGGAGGTAGAAAATTGGGAGATAGAAGAATGATCAGTAAAAAGATAACTGATACCGACAAATTTCTAGCTATGCCTTTATCCACTCAAGCGTTATATTTTCATCTTAATACACACGGAGATGATTATGGTTTTGTCGACAAAGCAAAGACCATCCAAAGAACGATTGGAGCTAGTGAAGATGATTTGAAGTTGTTAATTGCTAAACAATATATCATCCCTTTTGAAAGTGGTGTTGTGGTTATTAAAGATTGGTTTATCCATAACATCGTTAGAAAAGATAGGTTGAAAGAAACTTCATATATTCAAGAAAAGCAACAATTACAAATAACTGAAAGTAGAACGTATGAACACACGACAACCAATTGTCAACCAACCGACAACCAATTGTCAACCAATTGGCGCCCTAACCTAACTAAACCTAACTTAACTAAACCTAACTTAACCCAACCTAACTTAACTAAACCGTCTAAAGACTATATATTGTCAGGCACGCCCGACTTCACATTTCCAAAATGGCTAGATGAAAAAGCAATCAACGAAATTCAAAAAGGGAATCCTCAAAATTATGAGCAACGTATTCCGATTGCTTACCTCAACCAAAAATTAGACAAAAACTACAAGTACGTTGAAAAAAATACAAAGTTAGTAAAGACAAGATTAAACGAAGGATACACGCTTGATGACTTCAAAACAGTCATTGATAAAAAAGTCACTGAATGGCAAAACAATGAAAGTATGGCTAAGTATTTGCGACCAGAAACGCTATTCGGAACGAAATTTGACGGTTACTTAAATCAACCAACAGCCAAATCAAAAGGCTACGACAATGATATAGATTTACCATTTTAGGAGGAATGAACTATGTTAAACAACACGACACTAGTAGGAAGATTGACGAAAGACCCAGATTTAAAGTACACACAATCAGGAAAGGCGGTTGCACAATTCACATTGGCAGTTACTAGAGATTTTAAAAATGCTGATGGAGAATATGACGCTGATTTTATTAATTGCGTGATGTGGGGTAAGCCGGCGGAAACGTTAGCTGACCGTGTGAAGAAAGGCGAACGTATCAGTTTAGCTGGGCGTATTCAAACGAGAAACTATGAAAACAACGACGGTCAACGGGTGTATGTGACGGAAGTTGTAGCAAACACTTTCCATTTTTTAGAAACGAAAGGCGGAAACGGTGGCAACAATCAACAGAGACCAATCACTGATGACGATTTGCCATTTTAGGAGTTAGAGCATGAATATAGCAAATATGATGAGTCGTATTAGATACACGACAGAACATTGTCCGAAGCATGATGTTCCGCTGATTTATATGGCTAGGCTAGAAGTAGATGGAAAGCCAATAGCACCATTTTGTCCAGAGTGCAATCGTGAAAAAGTCAATCAGCAAGAAGAACAAGATACGACTGAAAGAGTAGCCAAGAAACGCAAGGAACGCACATACGGAATGTTAAAGCGTAGTTCGATTGTTGGAAATGACAAGATGTTTAGCAAGACGTTTGATAATTTCGACGTGACTTGCAATGAAACGCAAAAGGTTAAGATGCAAGCTATGAGAATTGCTGAAAGCTATTTAGCTAGAGAAGAATTTAATTGCATCTTAACCGGCCAACCAGGTACAGGTAAAAGTCACTTAGCTATGGCTATTTTGCAACACGTCAACGAAAATGCGCAACCTTACATGAGTTGTTTGTTTGTCAGTTTGATTGATTTGCTAGCTGAAATCAGAGAGAGTTTTAACAGCCAAACGGAAGGTATTTCTGAATCCCAAGCTACGCGATTATTGCAGCGAGCAGATGTATTAGTGATTGACGATTTAGGTAGTGAGTCGAATTTTACAAGCGACAATAGTCAAGCGAGCGATTTTATTCAAAGGGTTTTGTTTCAAATTTTGAACGCTAGATCTAGGACAATCATTACAACCAATCTAAGTGGTCAAGAGTTAAAAAAGATTTACAATCCAAAAATTGTTAGTCGAATGTTAGAAAATGCAAAACAGGAACATTTTCTAAACATGACAGGAATCAAGGATAACAGGAGGAAATTTTGATGTTAGTTAATCAAGGAATGGGCGTTTTTAAATTCGTAGCTGAACCTGTGACAGAAGAAAGACGCAAGGAAAGTCAAAGAGAATTAGAGCGAATTATTGAAGAAGCTAGCAAATATCTTGGAAATGAGGTTGTTCATGAGCAAGTACAAAAATAAAAAAGTCGTAGTGGATGGCTATAATTTTGACTCAAAGGCTGAAGCGAGGTACTACGAAAAGTTAAGAGATAGTGGCGAGTCATTCTCGTCGCTATCAAACGAATACTGGGAGATGCAGAAGTCTATTGCAGTATTGCCTGGATATACATTACCAAACGGCAGAAAGGTGTTGCCGATTAAATACAAAGCAGATTTTGTTAAATATCGAGATGGCGAAATAGTCAAGGTTGTTGATGTCAAAGGCTACCAAGACAATACATCAAAGCTGAAAATGAAAATGTTTAGCTACGTGTACAGATACGAAGTTGTGTTTGCTAAATACGACAGGAAGACAGACACGTTCGAGGAAATGAGCTGTTTTGAGAGTCTTAAATTGCAAAATCAGCGAGCTAAACTTAGACGAGAGAAAAAGAAAGAGGCGAAAAGCAAATGATTATTGAGAATTATCAAGTGGCACCACAATCAGAGCAAGAAACGATTATTACTTACGAAAGAGATACGAAAGAATGGCATATTTTTACAGATATCCCACATCATGCCAAAAAGTACGAAAGCTTAATTGACCGTAGCAAAAAATTTAGAAAAGGCTATAACGATAAAAAAGCAATCGTAATGTTAGAAGGTACATTGAAAGAGTGCAATGTGACAATTAGAAAGAAACGGAAATTGACTGAAGAACAGAAAAAAGCATTAGCTGAAAGATTGAACGGAAACAAATAGCGTATATTGTATTTATTTGCTAACAATACCCTATCGTATGGAGTTAAAACGAATTGAAATATCTCTCTAGGGTAATTATACCTAAAGACAAAACAAACTGAAATTTGTAATAAACAAATAAAGGAAAACGGAGGAAAACGAAATGGAACTTAGAACACAAGTCAAGAAAATTAATTTAACCAGCAAGGAAAATAGCTTAGTGCTAGAAATTAGTGATGAAAAACTAGGAGAAAAGTTGCCAGAACTCAAGAAGTTTGTCGGCGAGTTTATCAATATCCAAATTATCCCTGAATTTTACAGCTACCAGGTTGAAATTGACGAAGAAGGACATCCAATTGTTAGTTGGAAGCTGCTACAAGATGGCAGCGTTGAAATCGAGCGAAACGAACAGCTTAACCTTTTAGGAACTTCAAAAATGCGAAAGAAAATGCGAAAAGTCCAACGAGCGACAGTTGACGAATTTATCGCAGAATGTCCGGTAATCGAGCACATAAATGTCATCAATCCTAAAGATGTGCTTGATAGATTAAAGCAAGGCGAGGATTTTAGCAGCATAGCATCTGATTATGGATTAAGCGACTCAGAGTTAGTCACACAGCTTGATGAAGTTAGACAGTATTATTTGCCAGTAGCTGATGCTTGGGTTAAAAATGGTCGAAAATTTGAATTTATAGACGAAGATAAAAATAACGATAATTCGAATGATGATGAAAACTAACATAAACATTGTAAAATTTTAGGGGTGGTTATTTTATGCGCTTGAAAGATTGGCTATTTATGATGAAATTAAAAACGCAAGCAGATGATTGCAAGTATAAAATGAAATTATCTGGTATTTCGGGAAATGAATGCTATCTAAACTTGGATATTCAGACAGGAGAAGTGACTGTTTATGATGAGTTAAACACTGAATTATTTAGAACGGAATTCACGCTAAAAGAAATTGCTGACCACAAGATTTTAAGAATGTATGTACAAGTTTGCAAGTTAGAAAGGGTGTTGAAAGATGCCAACAGCTGAGTATATAAAAGCGGTCAATCTTCTGAATAGCAAATGTGAGAAAAACTGGGGAATTGCGATAGATCTATGCACGGAAAGCGAAAGAAATTTTATTCGTGAAGCAGTTGGAGCGTCGGAATACGCACAAGATGGATTAAAAGAAATTACATTGAGAAAATGCGAGGATGGATTATTAAGACGGCATCACCATATTTACAAGCGCCATCCAGAGTATTCAAATATCTTAGTTAGTAATAATGGGCGGATCTTTAGAATAATAGAGAAAGTCAGCGAAAGTCAATTTGAAGTAACCTATACAACTAAACGTTATAGTCGTATTTCATACAACCATATCGGAAATCCTATAATATCCATTTTAGGCGTACCGGTTTTAATTAAACAACTTGTATACGACACGTTTATTGGCGACAGAAAGAAAAACGAAACAATCATAAACATCAATGGCGACAGACGAGATAATTGCTTGAGTAATTTAAAAATAGAAACGCCATTAGATAGGTTGATGAGTCACGAGCTATATCCATACTTAAACGAAATTGTGGAAATGCAGAAACGGAATGTGAAATTGGAATTTATAGCCGGTAAATTCAGAGTGACTAGAAATACATTAGTTTGGTTTTTATACAAAGCAAGAAAGTTAGGAGTGATTGAGTGATGAAAATGATTGAGGTGTTGATAAAGTTAGCTAATGGTGAGATTAAAGATGGTAGCATTTTAAAAATCGTTGATGAGTATGACGAATTGTACAGATATGAATATTACAATCCTTATCGAGGGTTCAAAAACGAAGTCGACGACAGAATAGAAGATCATTTTTTCTTAGATAAAGATTTTCTAAATCTTGAAGTTGAACTGATACCGCCAAAACATAAGAAATACTATTTGAGGTTAGATGGAGATGATAAATTAAGTTATATCAATCTGAATAAGTACACTTCTTACGAAATAGCAGGTAAAAATGAATACGTTGGTTATAAAACAAAATTTGCACAAGAAGAAATAGATAACGATAAGTTTCTAAAATTTATCGAACAACACGGAATCAAAGAGGAGGTGGATGACTGATGAAGATGATTGATGTATTAAACATGGTGGCTAAAGGTGAAATCAAAGACAAAACGATATTGGATGTATACGACCATACAGGCGATATATACACGTATACGTTTGATGAAAAGTTTAAGGCATTTTACGATGAATGCGACGAAGAAATGGCTAACGATTTCGAAATCAGTAATAAGTTTCTAAATTACGAAGTCGAGCTGATACCACCTAAACCTAAGAAGTATCTGGTAAAGTTGAATATTCGTGGGTTGAAAGGGCATTTTAGGTATCTGAATTATTATAAAAAGAATGATAGTATCGAAATAAACAGTAAAAGATGTACTGACTCTGCTAAAACTCACTTTACAAAAGATGAATTACAATCCATTCAACCAGTAAGAGAGTTTTTGGAAGATATGGAAGGAAAATATGAATTGATTGAGGTGGAAGAATGAGATTAAAAGCAGGTATTATTTTTCTAGGCTTGTATCTGTATTTATATTTTAAAACAGAAAATAGAATTTACTGGTTAGATTTTGGGTTTTATATAGACAATGAAATGTGCACGTTGGTTGAAATAAGCACAACGAGAAAACGAAAGGAGAATAATTAATATGTATTTACTTTACAATGGGGACGAAGATGATAAAAGAGCAGTGGTCGCTGCAGAAACGAAATTAGAATTTCTGAGAAAAGTGGGAGAGTATGTTTTAAAGAAGGATGAATTTTATTTGTTTGTCGACCAAATTGAGCAAGATGAAAAAGGCAATCTAACAATTGTTAATGACGTTGATTTGTTTAAAGGTAACGACAAATGAGTGAAGCATACGCTAAACAGCAATTAAGGTATTTGGAAAATTGTATCAGATACGGAAAGGCAGTGAAGAAATGAGATTTATTAATCTAACACACGTAAGTGGTAATGTATTACACGTTAACGTTGAACATTTAATCGCTTTTTGGGAACAGGATAACGGGACGACACGGATTACGTTGACCAATAACGATAATTTTGGACATGTGAAAGAAACACCAGAAGAAATCATTGAATTAATCAAACAATCGGAGGAGATTTAACATGAACACACTAACAATCATTTTAATTGCATTGACTGCTACGTTACTAATCGCTAATATCGTGATGTTCGCGATAGAGCGCAAGAAAAAACCGACTACTCCTATTTATAAAGCGAGAACAATTTTAGATGATGATTTTGAAAGTCTTTTGAATGAAGTGATATTGTTTATCAATGCAGTCAATGTCGTTAGCGCTAGATATCACGAATCAGATGATATCTATGTCGTATCATTTATATACACGGAGGAATAACGTTTTGGATAAAGCATTATCGGTTTATTTGGAAAATAAATTTAAATTATATCCGAAGTATCCTAGCATGATTGCTAGACGGAGAGCAGAGTTGGAATGCAGAAAAGAAGTTGACGAATCATTGTCGACAAGCAAATCTAATTACGGCAATCATGAAGAAGATAAACGGATTAAGATTTTAGACGACTTGGAGATTAATAATTACTATCGATTATACAATGGCGTTAAAGAAACATTAGAAGATTTAGAAAAATTAAATCCAGAAAAACGAACGTTAATCGAAGATAGATATTGGGGCGAGCATTCATGGAAAAATTGGAAAGAATATGCCGAGTCAATTAATTACTCAGTAAGAAGTGCGTATCGGCTGAGAGATGAAGTCTTAGCAATCTTCGCAGAAAAAATCGGTGAGTTTTAAAAGTTGGCACAAAACAATGTAGAATTGACAAGCGTTTTAATTTATTATGATAGCATAAGGTTTTAAGGTAAGAGATGACCTCCTTATGTTTTCTTGTTTTTTCATTCATACATCTTACCCTATTCATGACATCCACGAAATGTGGGTGTCTTTTATTTTACAGAAAGGACGGATGAAAATGTTGCTATTAAAATTAATCGGTTATGCATTTGGAATATTAATTCTAGTAGCTATCGTATGTATGATAGCAGCTATCATCATGGCTACCTTTGATGAGAGTAAGCACGACTGAACTAAAGACAAAAGAAGGCAGACGAAAGTTTTACAACTCAGTCGAGTGGCGAGCGTTGCGTGACGAACGTAAGATGCTAGACCATTACGAGTGTCAGTGGTGCGCAAACGAAGGCTACGTAAATGTGGGTAAGGATCCAGAACGAGGAGTGTTGGAGGTAGACCATATCATAGAGGTGTCTGAGCGTCCAGACCTTGCTTACGACTTGGATAACACTCGGACGCTGTGCAAGTATCATCATAACCAAAGACATCACAGGTTTCAGTTTAGGTCAAATAACAAAAGTAATAAAATTGCATTCAGAAAATCAGAATGGTGGGGAAAATAGCACCCCCCATGCAAAAGAATTTTATAAAACAACAAACTCAGGAACCGGTGGGAGGGGTCAACTGTCAGGAAATGCGCCTTAATATGCGCGTAACCCCACCATGACAAGGATAGAAAGGAGAGAGGTGGAAATGAACGACTTAGAAAAATTTGAAAAAGAAGTCAAAAAAGAGAAGAATCGGCTGACTAAATTGTTCAAAGGACACGTTCCGGATAATCAGATGAAACTGATTGAAGGCCTGATTATTCAAGCAAGTCGATTAAGGATTTTGATGAATGACGCTTGGGTAGATATTTGCGAAAATGGCCGATACGAATATTTTTCTCAGTCAGAAAAAACTGAACCGTACGAACGTGAACGACCGATTGTTAAACAGTTTGCTACTTATGACAAGTCCTATCAGGCAATTATTAAACAGTTGGCTAGTTACTTACCGCCAGAAGCCGAAGATAAATTAAAAGAAAACGCTCCGGTAGGAGGTGACCTATTATGATCAGTCATCCGTTAATTGATGAATATATAGAATTGTGGCAGAATGGCAAAATCATTTTAAACAAAGAACGGATTATGTTAATTGAATATCTACAGAAATACATCCTAACTCGTGATGATGTGTATTTTGATAATGACTTAATCAAAAAGTATGTTCGATTTGCTGAAAAGAATTTCTTCCCATTGGCAAAATATCAAAAATTTATTACGCCGTTTATGTTCTTATTCCAAAAATCAGATGGAGAACCGTTTTTTGATGAGTTTTTCATCACGCTAGCTCGGGGCGGTGGGAAGAACGGATTTATGTCTACTAGAGATATGTTTTTCATCTCGCCATTGTATCCAGTGCGTGGCTATAACGTAACGATTACCGCTAACTCGGAAGACCAAGCGAAAGTCAGTTTTAAAGAAGTCTATGATGTAGCTATCACGAAATCGTTGGAAAATCACTTTTATTTGACTAAGACTTTGATTTTAGGAAAAGCCAATACAAGCGAATTTAAATATCGGACCAACAATCCGAAGACGATGGACTCGGCTCGCGATGGATGCCTAGAATTTGATGAAATACACGGATTTGAAAATCAAGATGCAGTAGATATCCAGATGTCAGGACTTGGAAAGATTGCCCACTCAAGAACATTCTACAACGGTACGAATGGATACGTGCGTGATGGCTTTTATGACAAGTTGACTGAACGTTCGATGAATTTATTAAAAGGCGAGTCAAAAGACGATATTCATTTGTTTCCGTTTATTTGCAAGCTAGACCATCCAGATGAAGCGGAAGACCCTAGTAATTGGGCAAAGGCTAATCCAATGTTTGACGAAGATACACCATACGCTAAACGACTATTTAATAAGGTAATGAAAGCATGGAAATCACTAGATGCAGAGCCTAGCAGACGGAAAGAGTTTATGACCAAACGTATGAACATGACGACTGCTGATGCAGAAAAAGATGTCACTAGTCGTCAGAAATTATTAGCTACTCAAAGGAATATTCCTTACGATTTTCGTGGCTCGTCTTGTGTCGTGGGTATTGACTTCGCAAGTATTAAAGACTTTGCAAGTGTGGGTATGCTATTTAAATATGGCGATGAATACGTGTGGAAGCAACATTCATTTGCTCGAAAACAAGCGATTAAAGAATTTGCGATGAAGCCACCATTTGATGAGTGGGAAGAAAAAGGAATTATCACATTAGTTGATGGCCCTTCGATTGACCCACATTTAATCGTGGATAAAATCAACGAATGGCGAAATCAAGGCTATGTAATTGATATCGTGGTTGGCGATAGTTTTAGAATGGATTTGATTAAACCATTACTAGAAGAAAATGGCTATGAGTATGAATTTTTGAGAAATCCTGGTGGCGTACAATCAAAAGTCGCGCCGATTATTGAAGATGGATTTGAAAATGAACGCTTTATTTTCGGCAATGACCCATCTATGCTTTGGTATGTCGATAATACCTACACAAAGCAAGATGGGAATGGAAATATACGCTATTTAAAGAAAGAACCGGTACGACGCAAGACAGATGGTTTCCACGCGTTTATTGCTGCATTGTATAAACGTGAGATTTTAGTGGAAGACTCGATGGCTGACTTGCTAGGCATGGTTAATAGTTTGGAGTTTTAATCGAAAGGAGGTGGGAATGTGGGAATTTTTGATTGGCTGTTTGGCAATCGAGAAGCGCAGATAGCTAGCTCAATTGAAGAAATCCTTGCTTTTGAAGAACAAGTGAATGCCTTGTATATGAAGCAACTTGCTTTAGATGTCAACGCAGAATTTTTAGCGCGCGCGTTTAGCCAGTCGACTTTTAAGATACGCACAAATAATCGGTCCGACCCAACGAATTATCAAAAGAGCATTGAGTATCTTTTAAACACGCGACCGAATTTAGACCAAGCGTCGCCAGAATTTTGGCATAGCGTCATTTATCGATTGATTACCAAAAATGAAGTGTTAATCATTAAGACAGATGATGACCAATTACTAATAGCTGACTCATGGTATCACAAAGAATACGCCGTATACGCTGATACATTTTCAAGTGTGGTTGTCAAAGATTACGAATATAAGCGGACTTTTAACGCTGATGAAGTCATTTATTTAAAATACGCAAATACGAGTTTAAGTCAATACATTAACGGAATGTATAAGGATTTTAATGACTTATACAATCGGATGTATGAAGCAGCTAAACGTAATAGTCAGATACGCGGAATTTTAAAAACAGTCGGCGGTAATCTGTATCATGATGAAGCGACTTTAGATTTATTGCAAACGTATATCAATAAGCTGTTTAAATCATTTAGCACAAATGATGTGTCGGTGGTCAACGTACCTAACAAACTAGAGTATAGCGAGATTACCAATAAAGTCGGCAACAGTACGCAGTCGGTTGAAGAATTAAAATCGTGGAAGCGACAGTACATTGATGACGTATCTGATTTGCTTGGTATACCGACTAAATTGTTACATGGCGATATTGGCGAATTGGAACAAGCGCAAGAAATCTTTAATGCGTATTGTTTAGGGCCACTGGTTAAGAAAATTGAAGGCGAGTTAAATGCGAAGTTTCTAACGGAGTCAGAAATCAAAAGCGGAATAGCCATTAATGTAATTGGCATTAATCGCCGTGATTTATTTGATTTAGCAGAAGCAATCGATAAGTTAATTGCTAGCGGTGCATTTAACCGAAACGAAATCCGAAAAGAGTTAGACTATGACGCAATCGAAAATGGTGATGAATATTACATTACCAAGAATTATGAAAAGGAGGTGAGTACGAATGAAAATCAAACTTAATGGAACGGTTATCGATAGTAATGACGCATTCATCTATGAATGGTTAGATATCCCACACATTTCATCGTCAAAATTAAGTAATCTACCGACAAATGGCGAAGATTTAGAAATTGAATTAAATTCGTATGGCGGTAGCGTATTTGCTGGAAGTGAGATTTACACGATTTTAAAATCTTATCCAGGTAAGGTAACGATTACTGTTACTGGAATTGCTGCTAGTGCTGCGTCGGTTATTGCGGTGGCAGCAGATGTGGTTAAAATATCTCCAACCGCTCAATTGATGTTGCACAACGCATGGACGACAGCTAGGGGTAATGCAGCTGACTTTGAAAAAGAAGCAGAAGTATTACGTGGCGTCAACGAATCTATTGCGAATGCTTATATGTTGAAAACTGGTAAATCTAAAGATGAGTTACTAGATATCATGGAAAAAGAATCGTGGTTTACTGCTGAAAAAGCCATTGAAATTGGATTGGCTGATGAAATGCTTTTCCAAGAAGAAATTCAACCACAAGATATTGCAGCAAATATCGGTGGTGGATTACCGCATCAAGCAGTCGAAAAGATTGCAAATTTAATCAAACAGCCACTCAATATCGATTATGACAAGTTAGCCGATAAGGTGGCAGAAAAATTGAAAAATACCGAAAAAGACGAACCTAAATCGAAAGCGAAACGTAAACAACAATCGCTAGGATTTGACCGGTTCGTTTTTTAATACTCAAAAATTGGAGGAATGAAGAATGACAATTCGATTATCAGAAAATTTTACTAACATCCGCGACCAATTTATCTCAGCTATCAAAGGTGGCGCAGATGTTGAAACGCAAGGAAAATTATATGCAGAAATGCTAGATGTTTTACGTGAAGATGTAATTGCAGAAGCACGTTTAGCAAGCGAAGCAGCGATTGCAGTTAATCCATTAGATGGACAATTATCTGCTCGTGAACGTAAATTCTTTAACGAAGTCAACAAAGAAGTTGGATACAAGGAAGAAAAATTATTACCACAAGAAACGATTGATCGTATCTTTGAAGATGTATCTACTGCTCATCCATTATTGGAAGCAATTGGAATTGTAAATAGTGGTATGCGTCGTAAAATTATCCGCTCAAAATCTAGCGGTAAGGCTGTCTGGGGCAATATTTATGGAGAAATCAAAGGTCAATTGGATGCAGCGTTTAGCGAAGCAGAAAATATTGATTTCAAGCTAACTGCCTTTGTGGTTATTCCTAAAGATTTGCAAGACTTAGGTGTTGGTTGGGTAGAACGCTATGTACGTTTGCAAATTGACGAAGCGTACGCCGTAGCGTTAGAAGCTGCCTTTTTAGACGGCGACGGTAACGGAAAACCAATCGGATTAACTCGCCAAGTGCAAGAAGGCGTGTCTGTTTCTGGCGGTGTGTATCCAGTAAAAGACCCTAGTGGTACTTTAACGTTTGCCGACGCTAAAACGGCTATCAAAGAATTAACTAAAGTATTTAAATTGCACAGTGTTAAAGAAGACGGTAAGACAGCAGTAGTCACAGCCGGTAAGTTAGTAATGGTGGTAAATCCCCAAGACGCATGGGAAGTACGCGCACAATACACTACTTTAAATGCAATGGGTGTTTTTGTGACAGCTATGCCATTTAACTTAGAAATTATCGAATCTGTAGCACAAACAGCAAACAAAGTAACTACCTTCATCAAAGGTCGCTACTTTGGTACTATTGGTGGCGGTATTACAATTCGCAAATATCAAGAAACATTAGCGATGGAAGATATGGACCTTTATACCGCGAAGACATTTGCTTACGGTAAAGCAGACGATAATACCGCTGCAGCAGTATGGACTTTGGCTATTCCGGGGGAGTAAAAGCCCCCGCTCCACCTAGCTCTGCCACGGTAACTACTACTGAGACTACAGCTATGGTGGAAGTTAATTAATGGGGGTATCGGCGATGAATGATAGCCTTTTAATATTATTTAAGCAGCGTATGCGAATCGGCTATGATACGGATGACGAAAATTTAAAAGCTATCTTAGAGTCGTCCGTATCCGCCGTTAAAAATTTAGTAGGTAGCGATGATTTGACTGATCCGGCTATTCGCGAGTTAGTCATCGAACGAAGTCGATATGTATACAATGATAGCTTAGAATTTTTTTATGATAATTTTATCAATGACTTGGGAACAGCTAGCATTGCTAACTTAAAAAAGGCGGTGAGTGATGATGAAGCCAACGTTTGAGTGGAAGAAACCACTGAATAATGGTCGTTTGAGAACGCCAGTCCATTTTTTAAGTAACAGCTATGATGGGCCAGAACCAAGTGGAGATGAATTATCAGAAGTCTTTTTGGCGTTTTGTGAAATCTACAATTCATCAATGAAAGATATTGAGATTTTGAATAATGTGAATGCGAAATTCGGAATGACTATTGTGATACGAAATCAATCGACAGCGTTTATTCCGACGCGAGATTTACAAGTTAAAGTCGATGATTACCGCTATCAAAATCAAACATTTAATATCTATGACATTCGCCCGTCCGATGAAAGTTATACGATTGTGTTAGGAGTGGTTGGTGATGATTGATTTTAATATCAAAGGTGTGGAAAACACTTTAAGAGCATTGGAAGAAAAGTTAGGAACGAACAAAGTTAATCGTGCAGCAAGTAAAGCCTTACGAACAGCCGGTGAACAGGGCGCAGATACAATTTCGGAAGCCATTTCCGTTTACAGTCAAACAGGAAAGATGGCTGATTCAGTCGTTTACTCACGCATGAAAAATCGTGGTGGCGAACAGACTGTTGAAATTGGGATGCAAGGGGACCGACAGCCTTTGTGGCACTTACAAGAATGGGGCTATAATGCCCACGGAACATTCAATGGTGTATCGCCACGAGGTGAAGGGATCGTCCGAGAAACTGCTGATAGTATGTCGGCTGAGTTTGAAAAGACCGTTCGAGAAACATTGAAAGGAGCATTAGGACTATGACTGATATGTTAATGGAGATTTACAATAAATTATCTACATCTACAACGATTGACAACAAACGTATTAAATTTTATGAAACCCCAGAAAACATGGATTTAAATTCCGCTCCTTTTATTGTTATCTCGCCGTTGACGCCACCAGAGCCTAGCTATTACGGTTCGGACGATGAATTAGCGATGGAAATGACCTATCAAATCAATGTGGAAGCTACCAAACGCACGAAAGCAAAAGAAGTGCAGTTAGAAGTCAAAAATCTATTAAAACAACTGGGATTTAGCCAGTTAACAGGCGGTTTAGACGCGTATTTTAAAGAAACAAAAAGATACGTAGACGCCAGACGATACATCTATGTGTCAGACATTTATAAAACAGATTATTAATTAAAGGAGAGATAAAATTATGGCGTTTGTAGGATTTAAAAAAGCGACAATTGCAGTTTTAAATGGCGAATTAAAAGTAGTTGCCACAAAGAAATATGTCGTTGAAGGTAAACAAGGAAAAGGTGCTACATCTAGTTTTGAATTAAGCGGATTGTCAAGTGAAGCAGTTAAAGTATACGGTTCAGACGTCGCTTATTACGTTGTACAAGACGGTGTCGGAGACCCTAACATGAAATTAAACCTTTTGGATTTACCATTTGATATTGAAAATGAAATCTTAGGTACATTAAAGAAATCAGAAGGCTTATTTTTATACGGCGAAACAACGAAAGCACCTAACGTAGCGATTATGTTAGAGTCCAAAGCGCTAAATGGCGAACGTGTAGCAGTTGGTATTTTTAACGGTAAATTCTCAAAAGATTCTATGTCTGGACAAACTAAGGAAAAAAGTACACCTACGCCAGAACCTGATGAGTATACAGTGGCTATTTCGGCTAAAACTATCGATGATAAAGCACAGTATGTGGCTAAGGCAATCGGCGATACCGCAGTTGCTGAGTTAGAAAGATTATTATTCGTTGACGCTACTCAGGATGTGACTTAACATGATTTATCGAATTTATAAAAAAGATGAATTAGTCGCAGAAGGAGAAAGTCCTTTAACAATTAAAGGATTAAACCCAGGTCAAACGATTAGAAAAGGGACTTATCAGATTTGCACGTTAGAGAATGGATTAGAGTCCGAACGTGTGGATTTGGCAGGTTTTAAAATGAAGAAAAAGGCTAGTGAGTAATTGCTAGCCTTTTATTTTAAAGGAGAAAAACGATGGCTATTAAATTAAAATTGCGAAACAAAAAAGGCGAATTTAAAACGTATTACCAGGAATTCGTGCCATATCGTAAACGTTTGGATTATTTGAAAGAAGAAGCGGAAATTACAGATGAATACGAAAAATTTGTCCAACAGTTACCAGTAGATAACAATGGCAAACCGATTATTCCGACTGCTGAATATACTGCCTATGAATTAAAATTAGCCAATTTTCGCGCAGAGTTTGTGGCGAATTTATTCGATGATAAGGCAGTTACGAAAGATGCGATTTTAGACGGATTGGAACCGTCAGACGCTACTGACGAAATTATGAATATTATCATGTACGATGTGTTGGGCTACAAAAAAGAGGACGAGGATGAAGAAGCCCCAAAATAAGTGGAAGTGACCTACACGAAAGCTATTTGAAGTTAACTCGAGAAATTTTAAAAGCATTCCCGAGTTGGTCACTTGAAGACTTATTAAATACAGATGTGAAGTATTTAGACGATATTATTTTCGCATCTGAAAAAGCAAAACAGCCACAAGTTATGGATATGGAAACTTGGATTTTAGAAACAGGAGGTGTTAACGTTTAATGGCAAATATGGGTACACCTTTAGGACAGATGATTGTTGAATTAGGGCTTGATTCATCAAAATTCGGTAAAGGACTTCAAAGCGCTAAAAACGAAGTCAAAATGTGGGAACAAGCCACACGAGCGAGCATGAATTCGGCTGTTGCTAGTGGGAATCGGTTAGATGGGTTGAAATCTAAATATGACGGTCTGACTAACGCGATGAAAGCACAGCAGAAAGTCGTTGATCAATTAAAAACAGATTATGCTAATTCGTTTGATAAAAATGGTGAAGCAACTAAGCGTACAGAACGACTAGCCGGACAGCTAGCACAAGCTGAAGCTAAGTTGCAAGGCTATCGTGGTCAGATTAATCAGACAGCAGCTGATATGGCTAGATTGCAAGTGGAAACACAAGGATTTACCGGATGGTTGAATAAATCAGGCGATAATCTGATTAAAAATGGCGAACGGTTAAAAACGTTTGGTAATGGATTGTCTAGTATTGGAACATCGATGACCGTTGGTGTTACTGCTCCAATTATGGCCGGAACGATTGCAGTCACTAAAGCAGCAATCGATTGGGAATCGGCATTTACTGGTGTTAAAAAAACAGTCGATGAAATGGTCGATGCAAACGGAAACGTGACTTATTCCTACGCTAAATTAGAAGGTCAATTAAAAAATTTAGCTACACAATTACCGGCAACTCATGCAGAAATTGCACAAGTTGCAGAAAACGCCGGTCAGTTAGGTATTTCCACAGACCACATCGTTGAATTTACTAAAACGATGATTGATATGGGTGAGTCGACTAACTTATCAGCTGATGAAGCAAGTACAGCGTTAGCACGATTAGCCAATATTACTGGTATGTCACAAGATAAGTTTAGCAATTTAGGATCCTCAATCGTGTTTCTTGGCAATAATTTTGCCACAACGGAACAAGAGATTACCGAAATGGCACTTCGTTTAGCTGGTGCTGGTAAACAAATAGGATTATCTCAAGGTTCTATCATGGGGATTGCAGCTGCTTTAAGTAGTGTGGGTATCGAAGCAGAACAAGGTGGTTCCGCCTTTTCTAAATTGATGGTCTCTCTTCAATTGGCAGTTGAAAAAGGCGGTGAATCATTAGAATCATTCGCTAGTGTGGCCGGGATGACAAGCGATAAATTTGCTAATTTATTCAAATCTAAGCCAGAAGTAGCTTTGGAACGATTTATCAAAGGGTTAGGAGAATCCGAAAAACATGGTAAATCAGCTATTGCAGTCTTAGATGAAATGGGTATTTCAGAAGTTCGTTTGCGTGACACTTTACTTCGTGCTGCCAATGCCGGAGATTTAATGACTAAAGCTATCGAAGGTGGTAATAAAGCATTTAATGAAAATACTGCTTTAGCCAACGAAGCAAATAAACGATATGAAACGACTGAATCTAAGCTGAAAATGCTACGGAATGAAGCAGTTAACATGGCTATCAAATTTGGCGGACCACTAGTTGATGCTTTAAGAGATGGTTTAAAAGCTGCCGAACCGTGGATTGAAACATTAACTAAAATGGCTGATAAATTTAGCCAGTTAGAACCAGAGCAACAACGTAGTATCTTAAAATGGATTGCGATGGGTGCAGCTGCTGGACCTACATTAAAAATCTTGGGTAGTGGCGTAAGCACGATAGGTGGATTGTTTAAAGCGTTCGGAACGCTAGAAAAAGGCTTAGTCAATTTAATTGCTAAACAAGCAGAAGCCAAGGTAGCTGCTACAGGTATTTCCACAGCGTTAACCGGTGTAGGTACATCGGCTAGTGTTGCCAGTGGTGCTAGTGGTTTAGCTGGATTTGCTAGTGTATTGACTGGGCCAGTCGGTTTAGCTATAGGTGGCACAGTATTAGCTTTAGGTGCTGGATATGGCGCATGGAAAACTTGGGGAGAAGAAGCGTGGAACAGCGCACAACGTACAAAACGTTGGGGGAGCGATGTTGGGCAAGCAACCGATGAAGCATTAACCAAAGTATCTAATAGCGCACAAACAGCAAGCGGTCAGTTTACCTTGTTAGAGCAAGGAATATCAAGTAATGCTGATAAAGCAGTTGCTAACTTTGCCAAAATGGGTAATGCGATCGAAACAGAAATGACGAATCGGATTAACAGACTAAGAGATGTCGTCAAAGGTTTGCCAGATGATATTAAAGGCGCAGCTGAAGAACTTATATCTGACGAAATCAAAAGACAAGAAGAAAACTTGCAAATCGTCAAACAGAACAATGAAGAAATTGCACAAATCAGAAAACAAGCATCAGATAATAATAGGCAATTATCTTATTTTGAAGCTGCCGAAATCAAACAGTTAGCTAATAGCAGTGCTAGAGCATATGCGGAATCGTTAGGTAAATCCGAAAAAGAAACCAAGCAGATTTTAGCTGCCATGACTGGTAACGTTAAGCAAGCTAGTGAAGAACAAGCGCAATCATGGTTAACTACATTAGCCAAACAAAGACAAGCGTCTAAAGAAAATTACGCTCAAATGCGCAAAGATTTAGAAGATAGGCTAAGAAACGATAAAATAGATTTAAATAGCAAAATAGCTAAAGAATTGTTTGATTTGCTTGAAGAAAGCGCGAAAACATCAACGAATACAATTGAACAGCAAATGGCTGAAATCTTAGGTAAATATCCAGAATTAGCCAACCAAATCTTTTTAGCCAACGGTCAAATTATTAATGCAAATGACGCTGCCGGTCAAGCGATGATCGCTCAAAATAAACGGATGATGGAATCATTCAAAGATTTAACCACGACTGCTGCACAATCAGCTGAGAAGAATGCAAAAGCAATCGAATTGCAGGCTGATAGAACGAATGAATATGGCAAGTTTTGGAATAACCTTGTGTTCGATACTAAGACAGGCGAAATTAAAACTAACGCACAAGAAGCGATTAACGAAGCGGCTAAATCAGAGCAAGGTTGGAATCAGTTAATTTTTGCAAGTAAAACAGCAAAATTATCATCTAATGCCAAGTTAATGATTGCTGAAGCAGCGATTGCCAATGGTAAATGGGAATCTATGACATTTACCGAGCAACAAGCATTAATTAAGAGCAATGCAACTAAAACAATTACTCAAGCATTACAAGTCAAAGGTGATTGGGATAATCTAACTTTCGAACAAAAGAAAGCTGTTCTATATTCAAATACGCCAGAAGTCATGGCAGAAACGTTAATGAATTTAGGTTTGTGGGACCAATACGCGCCAGAGATTAAAGAATTAAAAGCTAGCAATTATGACTTTTTAAATGTAGTTAATCAATCTGAAGAAAAAGTAAAATCTTGGGGGACATTGCCAGTTGAAGTCAAAGAATTATTGGCTAAGAATGAAAATCTCAAGATGACAATTTACGAATCCGAAGAATACTTTAATCGTTGGAATGCTTTACCTAGCAACGAGAAATTAATGTTAGTAAACAACCAAGATGCATTGTTTAAAATCTTAACATCAGAACAGCGCATGAATGAATGGAATGCGTTACCGATTGGTATTAAGCAAATGTATGCGAATAACCAAGATTTGTTAAATAAAGCATTACAAAGCGAGCAATCGTTAAATAGTTATGCATCAAACAATCCACCGCAAAAGCAATTAACTGGTAACTCAAATAGTGTAGTTAATGCTGCTGATAGAGGTACAGGCTCGTTGAATCGATTTAATGCTGTGACACCTGGGTCTAAGACAATGACTGGTATTGATAATGCATCTGCTCCGGCTAAAGAAGCTACTCGCAACGTAAGAGCATTTGGCGGAAGCGAAACAATTACTAAACGATTTAATATCGTAGCTAGCATCTCAGGAATGGCTAGGTCAGCCTTATCTAAATTGGGCATTCATTTTGCTAAAGGTACAAATTACCACTTAGGTGGGCCGGCAATTGTAAACGACCAACCAGGACCAACTTATAAAGAGTTAGTCATTCCGAAAGGTGGACTACCATTCATCCCAGAAGGACGTGATGTATTTCTTCCTAACTTGCCGCGAGGTTCTAAGGTCTTAACAGCTAGACAGACGAAAAGATTATTTCCACATTATGCAGAAGGTGTGGGAATTCCAAAAAATGCACGGATATTTAATCTGTTGAACGATAACTCAACGACTGAAAGTAATGTGGTAGATTTTAGTAATTTAGCTAAATTACTTGACGATAATCGCAATCAGAACGAACAGATTATTAAGTTACTCAATCTGTTGGCTAGTAAGCAATGGTCTATCTCAGCGCAAGACATCGCCAATAAGTCTTATCAATTTGTAGACAATTTGCAAAATCGTGATAAATTACGCGCTGATTTAGTAAATGGGAGGTGATTAGATAGATGATAGTAAAATTTAATGGTGTGGATTTAACATCACGAATTACGATTTTAAACGAATATAGTCCTTTTATCGGTGCAGATTATGAACCTATTGTTAGTGATGATTTAACATTTTTTTATTTAGATCGTAAATCAAAAATCATTAATTTACCGTTTATTACTGACGGAAATCCACGCTTGGTTCATGATTGGTTACAAGAAATTTTGAATGTTAAAGAACCTAAGAAGTTAGAATTTGGAGATAATCGCTATTTTGACGCAGTACCAACAGGGAAAATAGAAATGAAACGTGGCAATCATAAAGCTACAGGCAGCATTTCGTTTTTAGCCATTGACGGCGTATCTAAATCTAAAGCCATCACCACCTTTGCATTTACCAAACAAGCTGACGGCAGTTGGAAAACGACGATTGTCAACAATGGTAGTGATTGGACGTATGTTAATTACAATATCGATATTTCGCACGAAACTGGCTATATCGGTCTTGTGTCCGAACATGGCATTTTACAATTTGGCAAAGTTGACGAAGCTGACATGGTGGAAGCGACGAAAAATGTCAAATTGCATACTGGATTTACTCAATGGACAGCAGGCACAGCTTTTTATGAAAATCAAAATAAAAAAGATGTGACTGATATGTCTGTCCAAAATGGCTGGCTAAAATTAGCTAATAAAGGATTTACAAACACGGCTAACGGTGGCTATTTTGGCGCAATCCAAGAATTACCTTTGTCTGAAACGTGTACAGATTGGTATATTTGGGCGAGAGCAAGATTTGAAGCTGGATTGATGGGGCAAACTGGCGAATGGGCCTTATGTGTAGTCGATGAAAACAATCAATTGATTGCTGGTATGATTATCGAAAAATATGACCGAAGTGGAAACAAAGGCCAAGTATGTTTTACGATTGGTGGTCAAGGAATTAAAAAAACTATACCGTTCACTACATCTGTTTGGTTAAGAGACAATCCTTACGGTGGCGAGGGCATTACCAAAAACAGCAATATGTTTGATTTGAAAAAAGAAGCTGATAAAGTCACGTTTTATTGGTATGGCAGTTATTTTAGCTACCAATCAAACGCTTTAAAAAATCTCAAAGCGAAAAAAGTCCAATTTTTCCTAGGGCAAATGGCAGGTCTAAACTCCACAGACAGGCTAGTAACAGAAATGGGATTGTCTGATTTTTCTTTCACGAAATTAAATGCGACCTATTGGAAGGACGTTCCTAACAGATATCCAGCTAATACACATTTAAAGATTATTGGCGAAGAAGGTAAGTTATATGTCAATAATAAGGTAGCTGAGAAAGACGAAATAAAAGGTAGCAAATATTTTTTAGTACCACCAGGCGAGACTGAAATTATTTTAACTACCTCTAGCTTTGGTGAAATTAAATCAGCCACAGCGGAAATCGTAGAAAGGTGGGTTTAAAATTTGACAAGGATAGCAATTAGAGATTCCACAGACAGTTATAATATCGGATTTTTAGACAATACAAACGGAATTAAATATCATTCAGCCGACTTGGAAGTGTACGCTCAAGGGTCGGCTTTTTTAGACCTAAAATATTACAGTAAGACGCAAATAGTCGATGTGGGAATGCGTTTAGCGTTTGTATTTCGTGAGAAAGACTACTGGATGACCGTTACATCTGTGTCGAGAGAATCGGAATACGAATATCAAGTCGAAGCACGCAGTTTGTCTTTAGAAGCGTTGCGAGAAGTACGCTCAAGCTATAAAGCTAGTCGGAATATGACATTTGCAGAATATTTAAACGTGTTTGATCCTGAACGTTCAATACGTTTAAACGTCAACACTATTTCTGACCGCTCGCGTAAGCTAGAATGGACTGGCGAAGATACGATTTTGGCACGTATTTTGAGTCTAGCTACGAAGTTTGATGCAGAAATTGCCTTTGAAACAGAATTAAATGACGATTACTCATTAAAAGAATTTAGATTGAATGTCCACGCGTTGAATGAGTTAGGGAAAGACCGTACTGGAATACCGTTTAGAATCAGTAACAGCCAACTAAAATTGATTAAATTTAAATCAAGCATCGATGAATTTTATTCGGCAATTCGTGGTACTGGCAAAGATGGATTAACCATCAGTGGACTTGATAAGAAAGTATACGATGACGAAAAGAAACTGCTATTTTACACGTCGGGCGGTACGATTTACGCGCCACAGGCAAGGGATAAATTTATCAGCATTACCAACAAAAAGACTTCCGATGGCTACATCGTGCGTGAGTTTGACGATACGCAACATGAGACTAAAGAAGCACTATACGCGTATATGCTTGGTGAGTTGAAAAAACATTGCGAGCCACAGATTGACTACACCATAGATGGCTATATTGATGCAGACGTGAACGATAAAGTCTTGCTGATCGATGACAAATACACGACAGATGACTTGATGTTGACTGCGCGAGTTAACAAGCAAAAATGGAGTTTAATCGATAAACTACAAGGCAATAATCGCACGGAATTATCCAACTACGTGCGTGTGTATAGTGAGATAGCTGACGAATTAATCACACGGATGAATGCGCTGATTGAAGCAAATAAAGTATACGACGTTCAGATTTTGACAAGCGATGGTTATTCGTTTAAAAACGGATTTGGCGAAACCACACTTACAGCTCGCGTCATGGATGGCGCTAAAGACGTCACGAATGAGTTTAGATTAACGTGGTTTAAAAATAGTACTGAGTATTCCCACGACGCAAGTATAATTGTCCGCGCTGGTAGTATTGATGAGTTAGCTACTTATCTGATAATTGCAGAAAAAGATGGCCGAGAACGCGGTCGCAACGAGTTAACGGTCTTTAATGTTAAAGATGGTCAACCTGGTAAAACACCAGTCGTGCATCTAGCGTGGGCGGATAGCGCTGACGGAACGGTTAAGTTTACTACAGACTTACCGACAGACTGGATACCCAAATATCGTGGCTATTATGTCGATTATTCGAGCGTGGCGAGCACGAATCCGAAATTGTATAAGTGGGAAAGAAATCCCGATGACGCTGCTAAAGTAGCTGATGAAGCAAAAGATAAAGCTGATAGCGCTGATAGTAAGGCGGATAGTGCAGTTAATGTGGCGAATACTGCTAAAGATACAGCGGACGAAGCAAGTAAGCAGACAGCGCTAGTTAACGAATTAGCAAATACTGCTAAAGAGTTAGCCGACAAAGCTAATGCAGATGCGGCTGAAGCAAATAGGTTGGTAGGACTGGCAAATGGAGAAATAGACCGTTTAAACACAGATGTATCGACTGCCAAGTCAGATTTAGTGAGCGCCGAAGCTGATTTAAATAGCAAAATCGAAACTGTCAAGACCACAGTGACCAATGATTACGCGAAGAAAACGGAATTGTCTGATACTAAATTAACGTTGAGTAAGACAATATCCGAGTCAGTTGCAAGTGTGAAACAGGAAATGTCGGAAACGTATGCCGTTAAGTCGGATTTGACCACATTAAGTGGCGATTATACGTCATTTAAAGAAGACACAGCACAGAAGTTTAGTCAGCAAGTATCTAGTATTCAAACGATACAGACAGACACGACTGAAGCGCAAAAGCTAGCCAATGATGCACTATCCAAAGCGCAAAACGCAGTCGCGAGCGCTACGAACGCAAGCAGTACAGCAAGTAGCGCATTAGACAAAGCCTCAGACGCAAGTAGTGTAGCAAACAGTGCTAGCCAAAATGCGACTAATGCCGTAGCTAGTGCGAACAGCGCAGTCAGCACAGCTAACGCAGCGAAATCTAATGCTGATAAGGCAATCGCTGATGTAGCTGCATTGACCAAGACGGTAACCAGTCAATCGACTAGGATAGACCAAACAAGCAACCGTATTGACCAAGTAGCTAGTGGGGTTACGGAAGTTGGAAATAAAGTTGACAGTCTAAAATTAGTTGGTGAAAACTTAATACTAAACGGTTATGGAGAGTTTGGGAATAACAAAAATTTCAACAACTATATATTTGATGGGGCAAATTCTTATAATAACAAGCCTAGTTTTAAAACAAGTTTAAAAACAGCGTTATCTATAGGAAATAGCAGAATTCCAATAGATATAAATAAAGCGTATCAATTTAGCATGAATATCAAATCTGACAACAACGGGAAAATATATCTAGGTTGGGATGAATATGATATAGATGGCTATTATATAAGTCCGACCTATGCTATCGGGTTCCCTAACACAACAACCTCTTTGGCTAGAGATTTAAATGATGGCGACACAGTTGTTTATTTGGAATCGACAGCTAATTGGGTTGACAGTAATGCGACACACCAAAATGGATTGATTTTTTGGAACTATCGTGATAGTACAGGTTATCTATATCCTGAAGGAGTTTACTCAAGAAACGCTTGGTTAGATTTATACACGAAAGAAAATGTGAATAAAACGAATAATACGATAACGTTAAAATCGCCTTGGAATCACGGAACAATTACTGCTGGAACAAGAGTTTCACAAACAGATTCAAGTGGACATAAATATCGTAATTTTACTAACACATCGGTTCCTACATCATGGACAAATACTAGTTTCAGAATTGGCGAAGACCATCAATTACAAGCACCTTATAACTTTGACGCGACTAGATTTAGTCCTGCTGCTAAATCAATAGCGTTTATGGGAATATGGTCTTATGGGACAAGCGTTGTTGATACTTACTACATCAATAGTGTTGAACTCAAAAATATTGATGATAAGTTGTTAATTGACGGCATCAACAGCAACCTATCCAATAACTACTACCAAAAAACTACAGTAGACAGTAAACTCTCAACAGCAGTTAGAGGAATAACAGCGCAGTATACGCAAGATATTACGACTAGATTGGGCGATTACTACGACAAATCAACGATTGACAGCAAGTTGACGATTGATGGAACAGGAATAACTAGTTATGTCAAGAGTACGCAGAGTAAGTTAGATAGTTTAAGTGTTGGAGGACGAAATCTATACGCACAATCAGCCAATAACACATTCGCAGGGGATGTTTTTGCTAAATCTGATACAAGTAAAGTTTTAGAAAAATATGGTTTTAAAAGTGTTTATAACGCAAACAAAGTAGGTTTATCAAACGTAAGATTGCAACAGCTACAATTCAACGGAATAACCTACGCTACAGTTTCTTTTGACGCTTATGTCAATACGGGTAGTTTAGATTTAAGTGTAGATATATGTGACTTAGGAAATAAGAGATACAATATTTCCGCCACAAAAACAAGATATTCACTGTTTGTTGATAATATTAACAAATATCATACCTCAGCCAGTTTTAACGGTTTTGTCGACTTTGCTTTTACTTTATCACAAGGACAAACTCTTTATGTAGAAAAGATAATGGTGGAATATGCGACAACGCCTTCAAATCATACTCCTGCTCCTGAAGACATGGCAACCCTAACGCAATACACAGAAGTCAAGCAGCTTGCTGACCGCATTTCATCAACCGTGTACGATAGCAGTACAGGGCTCACAACTAAGGTCAATCAACTGGCTAACAAATATGCCATAACAGCTTTAAATAGCGCTGGCGATATATTAGCGTCGCTTAACCTAAACGCCAATACTTCCACAGCCGAAATTAACGCTAAATTAATCAGATTAAATGGCTACACGAAGATGGATGATGCGTTCGTTAACAAATTGGCGGCTAACAGTATTATTACCAACAAGATTAAGTCGACAGAAATTAGCGGAGACTATATTAGAGGTGGGACAATTGACGGAACTATTATCAAATCAACTGGGCCTAATGGTACAACAAAACTGACGGATGGATGGTTTATTTCAACCCAAAATAATGCTGTTGGACACTATGGAGCACAATCCGTTGATATGACGATATATGATTCTGGTCAGTATGCAGGGTCGACGAAATTAACATACAACGGATTCATCAACGAAATGAAAAATAATAACGGTGTATTTGCTAAAAGAAAAATAACGTTCCATGCTGAAGGTTTTAAAATCGAACCAGAAGATACTAATGTAGGTATGAACCTAAACTCAGGCATGAATTTAGTTGGCAGAAAAGCGTATCTTGATTTTGTAGCTAATACTATTCACCGTGATGACGCAACTCCTTACTACCTGAGAATAATAGCCAACGAAGACGGAAAGTCTTTTATTGAAAGTACACAAGGCAGATTAGAAATCTATACGAAAAATCAAGAACAGTTAGTTGTTAATTCTAACTATATACCACAAACTAGCATGGATAATAATACAGGTATAAAACAAATGGTTGTAGCCAAGCCAAATGAATCTGGGTCGTATATGGAAATACGAAATAGAGCTAATAAGGCGTGGGGAATTACCGTTTGGCAGTCCGACCAACGCTTAAAAAATAATATCAAACCTTCTATATTAGATTCGCTAGATAAAATCAATCAGCTAGCTGTAAGACAGTTTAATTGGCGATCTGATGGTAAACACGAAGATTTTGGTCTGATAGCGCAAGAAGTTGAGCAAATCCTACCTAATGCAGTGTTTAAGGTTGGCGACTACTATCAAATCAAAGATAGTGGATTGATTCCAGTCTTGATTGGGGCGGTTCAAAAATTAAGTAACAAAGTTAATCTTTTAGAAAACATAATCTACAATACGAAAGGAAGTAATTTATTATGATTACGACAAATGTAACAAATGTCAATTTACAAGTAGAAGAAGGACAAATCACGAATGCTACAGTATTTATGAATGCGAATATCGGCTTTATCAGTTTAGCGGCGAACGTGCCTTTGAATAACGAAAGTGGCTATAATTTGAATGAATTAACGCCTAACCAATGGTTCGATAAGGCTAAAGAGGAATTTGTCAAAGAATTAACTGGAGGTATTAGCTAATGTTAAATCAATTAGTGCAAGAACGATTAGGACAGCTCGAATTAGAGCGATTACAGCTAGTAGCTACGATTAATGATAAGGACAGAGAGATTGAGAATCTGAAATCGGAAATCGAAAAGTTAAAAGCGGATAACGTGGAATCGGATAGCGAAGTATAGATTTTTTTAGTGGTGGTGATGAAATGGACAATCCGTTAATCGAATGGTTACTTAGCGTTATTGGTCCAGTGTTGGCAGTTTACAGTTTTCTCAAAGCACAGACGACCAGGCAAGAAAATCGCATTACGATGCTAGAGCAGCAAACTGGATTTTTTAAAACGCAACTAGAAAGGGCTACAAAGCGCTTGGATAATCATGACGAGCAGAACAAAGTATTGATTGCCTTGACTGAGCAAGTTAGGGCTTTGTCGGACGATATCCGACGAATTGAGAAAAAAATCGATAAGGAGATGTAGACGATGAAAATCAATTGGAAAGTACGTGTAAAAAATAAAATGTTTTGGCTGAGCGTTGTTCCGGCAGTATTGCTGCTTGTGCAAGCTATAGCTGTTCCTTTTGGCTATAAGTTTGATTTTGGCGTGCTTAATCAGCAACTAGCCGATATTATCAACGCTGTGTTTGTGGTGTTGACTATTTTAGGCGTGGTGGTCGACCCTACCACGACAGGCGTTGCCGACAGTACGCAAGCGCTAGGTTATGAACAACCTAAAAAAGGAGATGGTTAAAAATGAGGACAGATACACCTCAAGTGGGATATGCACCGTATAGACAAGTGCACGCACATTCAACAGCAAATCCTAATAGTACCGCGCAGAACGAGGCTGACTACATGCAGCGCAAGAACCTTAATAGCGGCTTTTACACTCACGTGGTAGGTAACGGCCGTATTATTCAGACCGCACCAACTAACCGTGGAGCTTGGGATGTAGGTGGAGGCTGGAACGCCGAAACCTACGCGGCGGTTGAGTTAATCGAAAGTCACAAGACGAAAGAAGAATTTATGGTTGACTATCCTATCTATGTCGACTTGTTACGTCGGTTAGCAACGGAAGGTGGTATTCCTACCACATTAGACAGTGGCGCGCTTGAAGGCATTAAAACACACGCATACTGTACGAACCATCAACCAAACAATGCTAGCGACCATGTCGATCCGTATCCTTATTTGGCTAAGTGGGGAATATCTAAAGAACAGTTTAAAAAAGACATTGAACAAGGAGTAGCTCAAAATCAAAATACAAATCAAAACGAAAATCAAGGAGGAACAACAACTATGTACGCTATTTATTGGATTCCAAACAAAAAAGGCAATGGAAAGGACGCATATTATTTTAATGGAGTAACTTACGAATACATCGGTCATCCTGATGTAATCAACATCTTAAAAGATGTGTATCGCAAGAATAATGGCAAGGATATGCCTGAATATCAGTGGGATAACAAAGCGCCATGGTGGATTAGATTACAACAACCTGTTGTCGACTTGCAATCGTTATCTGATAAGGTTGACAAGATTGCCAAAAAATTAGGTATTTAAATAGAAAAGCCCTAGTTTTTCGCTAGGGCTTTTTATTTATTTCATCAGGTAAGTATTTTTCTTCCAGAATAAGCCTACCTTCTCGATAAGCTTGCTCCGCTGTTTCAAAGCCAAACATACGATACTTTGTACCTTTAACAATAATCTCCGCGCACCATTTATTACCTTTTTTATATACTCCGGTGTAACCACTGGTGTTGTTTGATAAACATGTCTTGTTAAAATCACTAGGACGGACCCCTTCAATGGATTTTTCTGCTTGTGCTTTAGCAGACAATTGCCCACGTTTTCGGGCATTTTCTTTGTTTTTCTTAATGCAACCGCATGAGGTTGCTGCACCTTTTGTTAAAGTATTAACAGCATAAGTTGCATAATTTCCACAGTCGCATTTACATAACCATTGCGTATACCCATATTTATCTTTGTCAATGGGTTTTATAGCAACCAATTTGCCAAATCGTTTATTTGTAATGTCAATAGCAGCATTATTGCATCCACATGATGTACGCTTCCCACTGATTAACTGGGTGGAAGTGGCATAGGTCATATTTCCACAATCGCAGCGACATTTCCAGACAATTCTGCCATGTTTGCGTTGGTCTGTTTCTTCTAAAACAATCAATTTACCAAAACGCATACCGGTTAAATCTTTTTTATTAGACATATTCAATCAACTCTAATTTCCACCAACCTATGTCGTACTTCTCTAAAATTTTTTTAATGTCATTAGGTGTTTCTGCATCATCAAAACTATCCCACTTTGTATCAACAAATCCAACAACATAGTTAGTGTTTGATAAATGTTCTTTCAAATCTTTAAATGTATTAAAATTTTCTGCCGATTGCAATTTTCCTTCTTCCCACGCAATCAATTTGAATTTACTATCTTTTTTGTAGTCATGGTATAATTGCAACCACATCGAATATTCAAGCGATAGACGCTCAAATTTTGCCTTGCCGTTTCTTAAACGGCTAATAGTCGGCTGAGATATACCAGTCTTATCCGCTATATCATAAGATGTGTAATCATGGTTGTTGATTACACTTAAAATTTCAAACGGTTTAATTGCATCTATTAAATTCATTTAAAATCACTCCTTAAAATTTATATAAAACTTCAGCATTTGCCAAAACGTACTCATTGTCGTCAAATGCATCTCCGCTACCCATTTCGTCAGAACCTACAAGATAAACATTATCGTAACCATATACATTTTTGTGAAATTCCAATGCTTCCAAAGTTTTTTTCTACCAACTTGTCTAGCATTTTTTCACCTTCTGTGTCTTTAAATTCGCAAGAAAATCCATAATATGGAGTACTAGGTTCCATATCTTCTTTTACGATGATTACGCTAACTCCACCAAGACTAGCTTCATCTTCATAACCACAAGTTGTACGATCTTCATCATAATTCCAGTAGTAACTATCTTCTAAAATTTCGCCGATTGTATAAATTTGGTCATCTTCGCCGCGAATTCCGTAGAATTCAAAGTTTGTATTGTTAAATATTTCTTTTAGCTCATTCATCAT